CGTGGCTTCGTCGGCTCTACATGGATTTGACGTAGCTCCAACGCCGTCGTCTCCGCGAACTCCGCCGCGATCGACCTTAGCTCAGTCTCCAACAACTGTCGCAGTTGGTCCAGCGTCTCAACGTTGCTAAAGTACCCTGGATTGTACACCATCAGAACGACCCCAGATCAAGCACATCCATCTTGTACCCATCGACGCGCCACCCCGACGCCCCGGACATCTCGATCGCGACGGCACGGCCTGAGACCGGCCCAGGATACGCCACTATGTCGGAGCTTGGCGTATATAGGACTGTCGGATTCCACGTCACGGGTCCATCAACCAGTCGCTGCGAACCCATCCGAATCGTAATCTGGCCTCCAGTCACTTTCGGCCAAATTCCATCAATCTGTTTCCATCGGTTGAAATCGACAATCCATTCGCCATTGCGCTTCTTCCCTAGGACAGCCAGTCCCAACCGCTGAAGCGTCCCAGCGAAGTCGAGTCCGTCTCGATGCGGACCGTTGTCGAGTTTGAGGAACTTCGTAGACGCCGGCGCACACAGTATCACCTTACGGCGCTCGATCTGAGACCACGGTCCCGTATCGTCATCCCACGTGTCCGTACCGTCGCTCCATAGCTCTGAACTCGGTGTCTGGATCTGACCGCTAACTCCATTCCGGAACGTGATCCCGTCGACTGACGTGACAACCCAATTGTCGCCCTGACCATACTTCAACAGCAACGCTCGATCGGGCTGCGTCTTCCCCGGTCCAGGATAGCAGAAGTATATCTCCGACTGCGGCGGGTTATCGAACATGAACGACGTTCCATAGTTCGTCGTATCTATTTCGTTAAAGAGACGAGCCTTTTGTCGTTGGTCGAGGATCGACTTCACCCGGTTTCCATCATGCCACAGAATATCGTCCTGAGTTGCCCACACCTGCCGCGTCCCATCATTCGTGATCGTTACGCAGCGCGCGGCGAGTATCCCTGTAGTCGGCAGCCACGCGGACTGACCGAAGTCGAAGATGAAACGGCCGCCGATGTATTTCATCTTCCACGTCGAGTTCTCCTTGAACAAATACATCGTGTTCCCGAGCGGCAACATCTCCACCAGCGCACCCGAGTGCACATCCGGAAGATCCGTTTCCCCAGCATCCGCCGTCGCATCCGTTTCGTCCCACGTCGTCGGGACCGTTCCAGGGTCAGCTGCATGGCTCCACTTCACAAGGTGCGGCAACGCCGTTCCTGACTTCGAAACCCCAATCGCGACCAGATACGGACCAAAGGCGCGGATGACTTTTGCCCTCAAAGTCGCGGGCCAATTTGCCAACGCCGTCAGCGGCGTTGCCAAGGAGATCGTCAGCCAGACCTGCGGTACGTCAATCCCATTGTTGACGAGCGGGATGCCACCAAGCAACGTTCCATTCCACTGCTCTGTAGTCGACGCCGTGTAATCGCCGCCAACCGTTCGGGTGATGTCGGTGTGAGTCGTTCCATCATAGCCATAGGCCTTCGTCAGGCTAACATAGAGCCAGAACGTCGCACTGGCCGTTCGGATGGGCATTGCAAAATGCGGCGCGACGCCAGGTGTTCCAAAGACCTGTTCCCATCCCAGAAGTCGCTCAAGCCCACCGTTCCGCACGCCCATAGTGAGCGCAATATTGAACGCTTCCGGGGGGAGCATATAAATGGGGGTGTCGCGGACCTCACCCACCAAACCCAGATCGTTGATTTCGACTTCAGGCATCGGGTCTGGGGACAGGATTTTGGTCCTGTCCCCCCTTTCTAGCGTTTCAGCTTACGGAGTCGGAGTCTCTGGAGGAGGAGGTGGTGCCACGACCGCCGCCTTCAGCGCCGCCTCGGTCTCCTGCGTTGCCTCCATGATAAGTCCCAGCTCAACACGGAACCCATCGAGGTCGGTTGCCGACGCCGCAGCATCGCCAACACGTCCAAGGACCTCCCTAAGCAGCGTGATTGCGGAGTCCGCAGCGCCCCGCGTTTCTGCGACCTCGGTCCGAATGTCCGCCAAGTCTTGCAGCACTTGTTCCTTAGTAGCCATCAGTTCCTCCTGGTTACGGAGCGCGATCACATCGCGGTCCATTTCGAGTCTGGCCGCCCGCAAGAGCACTCGCAAAAGACGCTCAATGCGAGCAAGTCGAGCGTCCACGTCCCTTCTTCCGCCTCTTCTATTCATCATCCTCGTCGCCTCATTCTCACATCCACTTGCACACCCAATCACAAACCCAACTATTCCAGTTAAGAATAACGTTAGCCAAATCTTCTCCATTGTACTCATGTTCGATAACTGGGCGGTTCAGTCCGACTATACCGCCCTATGTCGTTCCTCTCGGTGCCCAGAAGCACCCCATTTGTTTTCCACGACTAGGGAAGCAGGCATGGTATTGGATGTCTGGAGACACAAGAGCCTTTTTGAACTCAACGTAGAACTGTTCGTCGACCACATAGCCGCCAGCAGTCACCCGCACACGAATGGAGTCGATCGGAGAACAGTCGCGACCGCTACAACAATCACTTGGATACCAGTCGTGAGCCCATGCCCAGGTGGCGATGCACACTAGAACTAGGACCACGAAAGTTCTCATGTCAGCACCATATCCAAATCCACCAGAACCAGCTAGCCCACCACTGAGGGTCGACAGATCGACATGCTGCGTTCATTTTACTACCTTCATGACCATCACCACAAACGTTCCGACACCAAGCATGAGTCCGATTCCACCCACAATCAGAGCCCACAGAGCGGTCGCACCAGCCTTCGATCCAGTCGTAATGTCCGTACTCGACGACAGTCGATTTACCGAGGCCTTCAGCTCCGCGATAGCGATGGCCGATGACGGATCGCTTATGCTCGTCTTGGACTCGATAATGGTAATCCGCTCCTTCAGTCCATCCAACTTATCGTCGACTCCCTTCATATCAGCCTTTCGAGTCTCCCCAAGCATATCGAACTGCTTCGTGAAGAACGCTTCCATCTTGTTATTCGCGATCGTAGTATTGTCTGTCGTCGCAATCGCCTGCTTCTCTTGTGCTTGAAGAGCTGCTGTAAGAGCCGTTGCATTCTGCGAGAACGTATCCTTAACCCCTCGAAACATCTCCATCACGACCTCACGGAGCGCGATGACCTCGTGCTGCACGTCCATCGTCGTCGGCGTTCTGTCGGCGAACGCCTGGAGCAACTTAACAGCCTTATCCGACTCAATAAGGCGTAGCTTCAATCCTTCGACTTGCTCTTGGAGTAATTCCCGAAGCCAGTAGTTCTCCCTGAGCAATTGTTGTGTCGTCAGCGCCGTCGGGTCCTGTGGCGAGACACCTGGACCCATATCCGACCGCAAACCTCCATCGGAGGGTTGTGAACCCTGTGCACGCATAACACGTCACCCTTGGAACTGGGCCGGTGGTTCGACCTTACCCGTTGCCACACTGACTGTTGGAATGTTCTTCCTCGCAGCGATCACAACCGGAACCGCCTTCGTTCCGAACCGGACGTAGAGGCCCCAAAGAATCGTGACGACAGTCACAGTCGCACCGCCGAGTTGCATTATGGTATCGACCAGCGGCACCACATCTTCTTTCGCCAGGAGTCCGTAGCCGACCAAGAACATTCCAAAGCCAACTAGGAGGTAGCGAACAAACTGCCAAATTGAGTCGGCCATCTTCGGTACTCCTTCATCCTATATACGTGACAAGTATGAGCCATGCAAAGAATAAACACAGCACAACCACCGCACATGCACCGATCGCGGCGAACGTGAACAAGACTCCCATCCAAAACGGGTCCATCATGGACACCTTCGCAGATGTCCGTCGTAGCCCCGATAGAAGCCGGTCTCGGGGTTGTACGAGCGGAACTGCTGGATGCAGTATTCGATTGCATCACTATAGATCGGCCGCCGCGGCGGGGGGTAGTACCTCGGCCGCTGCGACTCGATGATGACGCCCAGGACGCCGCCGATGACCTCGCCGATGACCTCACCGCCGCGATCCCAACCGCGATCCCGACCACGGTCCCAACCACGGCGGCCAGCATCGGCCACCGTCGTCAGGAGGACCACCATCATGGTGGCCAGGACAACCGTCCTCATCACTCCACCACGATCTTATAGCCGCGTGCCCTGAGCTTGTCGATCACGTCCTGGGCGCCCTCATGCGTCAGCGGCTTCTCCAAAGAGTCGCCCAGGACCGAACCCGCCTTCACCCGTACGATCGTTCCGACCAATGCGTCCTGCACGGCCAAATCGTTATTCGTCTTCCCATTCATGGTGTCACCTCCAGTTTAGACACATCGACGGCCAACAGGCCGCTCGTCTTCGGACCAGACCAGCCATCAACGTCGTCGCCGGTCATTCCCTTCAAGACTTGATACGCCTTCACCGCCGCTGTCGTCTTCGGCCCATAGATGCCGTCGACTGTGAGGGCGGTGTTCTTGTTGAAAGCGTTTATGTTGTTCTGAACCCACATCGTTCCCTGAGTATCGAACACGACGTCGGCACCAGCCTGCTTTGCCAGCGCGGGATCAGTCAGCGTCGGGAACGCCTTCGTTCCGATTTCCTGTAGGATCGGCAGGACTTCGGGCACCGTCTTCTGAATCGAGTCGATCACCGAGGTTCCAGTTCGGAACGACTCCTGGATGACCGGAATGAGACTAAGTATCCTCATGATTAGAGGCAACCAAGTGATCAAGTCCATTTCACTTCTCCTCTGTTTTAGGTCCGCGCTCTCTCGGAGCTTCGGCGCGGGTAGCAGGAGCGTTTCAACATCCAAGGCTCCTTTAATTCACAGCCACAAATAGCGCCCCGACCGCGGGCGCCCGCGCATGTATCGCGTGAGGCCAGTCGTCCTTAGCCCATTCATCCCCATATTCTCGATACCAAAATTCGTACATTTCTAGGTCTTCTTCGTCATTGTAAAGACGCTCTAGCCTACCAGCAAGCCGGTAGACACCGTCCTCAGTCAGCCCAGCGCGCTCCAGGTCACGCTTTATGCTAGACTTCTGCTTCGGCACGCTGCGCCTAAGCCGAAGGATCGTGTCAATTCGACGAATCATGTGTGTTCTTGATCCCTTCGTTTCGTCGTTACGCTTTAAGTAGTTTCTCAACCTTCTCCCACGTCTCGTCCGAAATCGTATCGAGATCGTCCTTCGTGATCGTGATGCCAGAGCTCTGCTTCTCAGCCTCGCTCAGTCGAATAACGAGCGCCACTGGCAGTTCATCCCAGAGCCCCGCCTGGACGATCTTGTCGATCAACGTTCTGCGATAGAACCACGGCACGTTGATCGGGAATTCGAACTGATAGTGCCTCATCGTTTCCTCCTTAGGTCACGATAGCTAGTCGCTTGTTTCTGCGGCCTCAAACCTTTCACTTCTTTCGGTGCATCCACCAAGTACCATGAAAACACACTGTCAGTGGGGAACGTCGTCGGAGCGTAACCGAAGCGTTCAGCCGCCGCGGCGCTTACGTCGATCTTCCGCCCCGTCTTCGCGTTCGGTCCAATCTCAGTCTGCTGTTCGATCGAGACCCTCCCGTTCGGTGCCTTGACCTCGAACCACTCCCCCAACGTTTTGGAGTTCGATAGCGCAATCCCCTGTGCATCATCTGGAACACCAAGCGCATTCGACCCTGGCTTGTCTCCTGTGTCCACCCACGTATGTTTTCCAACATACTGGGAGTACCAGCTCGCCTTCCCACTATCTCCGTCGTCTCGAAAAGCGGCGCTGTCGGGCACTTTCCACTTCGGCGGTGGATCAGGCGTTCCATCTGTCTTGTCTGGCACAACAGGAGCCTTCTGACCACTCTGACGAGCAACCTCAAACTCAACCCGCAAGATCACCTCGGGCTTCACCACGAACTTTCCCGGACAGTCATGCGTCGTTCTCGGGTCCTCCTTGTGGAGCTTGATGACCTTCTCCGGGTCCCACTTGAACCTTCGACAGAGCAACGCCATAACAAAGACGGCGTTGTCACGCACAAGCGCACCGTCGCCCGAGTTGAACGGTTCGCGGCTATAGTCGCCTACCATCTCAATGCCGAAATGTGTGGCGTTAAACGACGGCGAATGCGTTCCGCGGCGCAGCGGATTATTGAACTCGTTGATCCAGTTCCTCGAGATGAACAGATGCGGACCACCGTGCCAACCAAGCCCTTCATAGTACGATTGAAGGTTCCGTATCCGTGCCTCGTGCTTTGGACCACTTTCGGCCCATTGCGCGAGCGTGGGCGCCGCCGTGTTATGCAGCGTGATGCCAATCGGCTTCCACGTCTTCCACCGAAGCGTAGCCACGTGAGCAGCGTACTGCTCACGTGTGAAGGCTTTACCGCTAAAGTCAGACCACATTTCTCGTCTCTACTTCTTCGACTCGGTCGTCCCAAACGTCGACGTTCCCGACGACGACATCGTCGACGGCGATGGCTTCGGCGGCGTCATCACGACCGACCGCTCTTGGACATTCTTCGATGTCTCAGCCGCCTTCCGTTCTTCGTCGAGCTTCTTCTGGTGGGCCACCGATTTCTCATACGCCGCTTTCCGTTGTGACTCAGCGAAGTCTTCCGCCGCCTGGTCCGCCAGCGACTTCTCGCCGCTCAAATCCGGGTCACTCGGTCGCGGCTCCGGAGCCGGTTTCTCCTTCAGCGTCGCCAAGTTCTGCTCTCGGTCGTAAACGACCTCCATGTTCGACGACCCTTCGAGGATTAACCTTTGGTCGTCTTCCAACAGGATCGTTCGATCAGCACTCGGGGTCGCCGACACGAAGTCGGACGAGCTCTCGCGCGTCCACGTATCATTCCTCTTTCGGTCGATTGCGATTGAGCCGGAGGCTCTATCCCCGTCCCGAATCGCCGACACAGTTATCTTAACCGTCAACATCTTCGTTCTCCTTCGTTGTTTGTGATCGCTCTCCTTACTCCGCGACCAAGAGCTTATTCATGACGATGGTCGGTTGGACTGTATTCATCGGCGTGCTGGAGCCACCAGACGCAGCCGTTAAAGATTGGTTTGAAGAACCGCTGGCGAACGCCGAGGTGGTTGCTTGCCACACAGATATGCTCGCTATGTCGTTGCGAACACTGACTGGATCGTTCGGACGGAGGTAATTGTGATCATGTGGGTCCGTTACGACAAAGTTTAAGCTTGGCAGGTTAGCCTGCAACATCGTAACGGTCTGACCGCCACCCGTTCCACCAAGCACATCGCCATCGACACCACCGCTAAGCCCCGTTAGACGGTTGGCCGACGTGCCGCCCATGTCGTCCTTCCCCGCCGCGACACGTCCTCGATGATCTGGCTTCGTATTCCCCGACAGCGCCGTGTTTAGCTCGACGAAGTCCGCGGCGGTGAAGGTCGATCCGTCAGGCCACAGGTGTCCTTGGGGCAGCGTCGACCCAGCGTAATCGACTATCGTCCCAACAGGAGGACCGTCTCGCGATGCCTCGAACAACGATCCAGTCCACAAGACCTTCGTAATCTTACTCCGAACCGACCGCCGCACCTTTGTGTGACCATTGATGGTGCCTGACGGCGGTACGAGCCACACCGGGTTCGCATCCGCTGTCGTCTTCAACACATAGATGCACCAACCAGCGTCGCCCACGACCAACGACGGCATCGTCAAGGTGAACGCCGCGGTCGTATCACAGACGATCGTCTTGTTGTCGTCCGCTGCGAGAACTGTGTAGTCGACAGCTTTCGCCAACGTGCTCGGCACGTAAAATGCTCTCGTCACCCGCTTGAGCGAATTCTTAATAGTCGTCTTGAGTAGACGAATATGGTCGTCCCCCTGACTTTTGTTATCGCCCGAGACAGGGTTGGACGCATCAAGATCGTCGGTGAAGGTAGCGGATTCGAGACCCATTAGAGGTTTGCTCCCATTTGGAACGGGCCAGAGGCCTCTTCCGTTGCAACTATTTCGCCAAAGCAGGCGGCCCTTCCAGCTTGACGCATAGACGTAAAGGTTCCAATGGCGTTTTGGTTCGCTAGGTCCATCGCAATTCTGAGCCCAGCCTCCCCAATAAGCCACTCTGGTGCGCCGAGCCGCGGCGTCGTCGAATCACTAACGAGCCATGCGTTTTCGATGTCCGACGTAAGCGGGTCTGCTGCCTTGTAGTAATCCCAATAGAGCGTGTAGTCCTGCGCGGCGGGTATGAGGAAATTGATCACCGAATTCTGTATCACATAGACCGACGGCTGTCCGCTCGTGAACGGGAAGAATTGGACCTCAGGTGGAAATGTACTAATGGGCGTATCGTCGCTTACGCGGATGAAGCCACTCGGCAGCGGAGCCGTATACTCGCCTGCAAGCAACGTGAACGACGCTCCTTCCTGGAGAAGGAACTTAGGCAACGTCTTTCCGCGTTCCAGATCCCTCTGCGCCTCCTGCAGCGCAGAAATAATTGCACCCTCAAGCGGGTTCCCACTCGGTCTGAAACCGAGAGCTTGGTTAATCCGTTGAACAGCGGCCGATCTCAACATTTTTTGACCTTTACGTTAGCACACAGCCCGGACCGACACAGTTAATCAGAGTTGCCGTGCAGTTCGTAACCGCGCCGTCGTCCACTGCTATATTGAAGTCGAACGCATTACGTGAGTTACCTATCACAGTGAAGTTCTCAACGACGGTGTTCTCGCCAGTCGAGTTAAGCCCGGCGCAGCCGACATCGGCACCAATGTCTGCGTTCGCTTGGTAGGTAATCGAACCCCCAGACACCGTGATATTTGGATTGTCAACGTTGACGACGATGCCTTTTACGAGCTCAAACTCCGAGTTAACGTGGCCCTGGACCGTAATCGCGATGTCGGTTATTGTACCTCCTAGCAGCATAGAGGCATCGGGCGGTTGAATATTCGAGTTGATATTGACGAGCGGGTTGAGATGATGCCATGGAAGGTCGCTAGGTTCGTTCGGCTGCGACATCGGTTCGATTGTGATATTGA